GCAGGTATTGATTTGTGTGAATCTCGTACTGATTGTTTCTACATTATGGATTCAGTAGCACAAGATGGTACAATCGCTGGAGCAGTTGAAGTAGCAGAATCATTAGATACTAACTACGCAGCAACTTACTACCCTTGGATTAAGACAATTGATTTGAATACTAACAAAATGGTAGCAGTTCCACCATCGGTATTAATGCCAGCAGTATTTGCAGCAAATGATAATACTGCAGCAGAGTGGTTTGCACCAGCAGGGTTAAATCGCGGTGGTATTACAGGAGCAATTTCAGTAGTAAATCGCCTAACTCACGCTGATAGAGATACATTGTATGAAGGAAAAGTAAACCCAATCGCACAATTTCCGGGACAAGGTATTGTAGCATTTGGACAAAAGACTTTACAATCTAAACCATCTGCATTAGATAGAATCAATGTTCGTAGATTATTGATTACGGTTAAGAAATATATCGCTTCTACATCTCGTTATTTAGTATTTGAACAAAATACGGCAGAGACTAGAAACAAATTCTTAAATACTGTAAATCCATATTTAGAGGGTATCCAACAAAGACAAGGTTTATATGCATTTAGAGTGGTAATGGATGATTCAAATAACACACCAGATGTGATTGATAGAAACATCTTACAAGGAGCAATTTTCTTACAACCTACTAAAACTGCTGAATTTATCCAAATTGATTTCAATATATTACCTACTGGCGCAACTTTTGGAGCATAATAAATTTAAAAAAGATATATTTATATAAAAGATATAAGGAGAAATAAAAAATGGCAGAAGTATTAGGGTTTGATAAAATGTTCTACACGAACTTTGAACCTAAATTATCTCAAAGATTTGTAATGGAAGTAGATGGCATCCCGTCATTTATGATAAAGGCATCCAACAGACCAAAATATACAAGTGAAACTATCACATTGGACCACATCAACGTAAAGCGTAAGATAAAGGGAAAATCTAACTGGGATGATTTAACTATTCAATTATATGACCCAATTGTTCCATCTGGAGCACAGGCAGTAATGGAATGGATTAGAACTTCACACGAATCTATTACTGGTCGTGATGGATATGCTGATTTCTATAAGAAAAACATTGACATCTACGCATTAGGACCTGTTGGTGATAAGATTGAAAACTGGAAGTTAGTTGGAGCATTTATTTCAGCAGCTGAATTTGGTGAAATGGATTGGAGTTCAAATGACCCCGTAAACATCTCAATCACTTTATCGGTAGATTATTGTGTATTAGAATACTAATAATAAGAAAGTTAAAAATTTAAGAAAAGTGTGTAATTTTTTACACACTTTTTTTGTTTTAGTATATTTATATATACAAAAAATAATGTTATGGAATTAGGACAATTCGCAATAATCAAAACCCTATTAACTGAAATTAGGGATTTACTAAAAGAACAACAACCAAGTTCAAACAAGCAATTACTTTTGGATAGTGTGCAAAAGTTTTCATCCAATATAGATGATAATAGATGTTCTTGTGGTAATCTACCAAATGAACTATGCGCAAGACCAGAGTGTATTAGAAGAATAGGAATAAACAACAACAATTTATTATAGTTATGGAAGACGAAGTAAACATTTCACGAGGAACAACTGCAATACCAACGCAACCTCAAACAGAACAACCAACACAACAAGCGGTGGCCAGAACATATGATTTTCCGGTCCAAATAATTTCATTACCATCGGAAGGTAAATGCTATGCACCATCAAACCCTTTAAGTAAAGGAACTTTGGAAATCAAATATATGACGGCAAAAGAAGAAGATATACTTTCTTCTCAAAATCTAATCCGTAAGGGTGTAGTGTTAGATAAATTATTTGAATCAGTAGTAGTTCAACCAGATGTAAATCCAGATGATATTGTCATCGGTGATAAGAATGCAGTATTTCTTGCAACTCGTATTTTAGGATACGGACCTGATTATGAGGTAGAAGTTACAGACCCATTTAGTGGTGAAAAACAAAAAGTTGTAATTGATTTATCGGCAGTTCAAACAAAAGATATTGTTGATAATATATTAAATGCAGAAAATCGTTATGAAATAGAATTACCATTAAGTAAAAAGAAAGTGGTATTTAAATTATTAACTCACAAAGATGAAAAAGATATAAATGCAGAAATTGCTTCATTAGAAAGATTAGCTAAAAATAAAGAGTTTTCATCCGATGTATCTACTAGATTAAAATATATGATTGTTTCAGTAGATGGTGACTCTGATAGAGGTGTAGTTAGCAAATTTTCAAAAAATATGTTAGCAAAAGATACAAAAGCGTTTAGGGAATACATAAAAACAATCTCACCAGATTTAGACCTTAAATACGATTTCGTTTCTGAAATCACCGGCGAAGCGGAGGCGCTAGACATCCCCTTTGGGATTAGCTTTTTTTACCCTTCCAACTAATTATAGTTTACAACTCCACGAAGAAATATTCTTTTTAGTGTTTGGAGGCGGTGGTGGATTTACATTTTCAGATGTATATAATTTACCACTACATATAAGAAGGTTGTATGTAAATAATTTATTAAAGATTAAGAAAGCAGAACAGGAGCAAATTCAAAAAGCAAATAGTAAAGTTAGGAGATAATAATCCTAACTTTTTTTGTTTATGGATATTTATATAAGAATAAATGTAGTATTATGGATAATAAAAACCAATTAAAAGAAGGTCTATTAGATAAAATTGTTGATAATTTCTTTTCAGCGTTAAAACGTGGTGTAGCGGATAATTATATTGCAGCAGCAGAAAAAGCTGGAGTTGACCCTGTTATTGCTGCGAGTATGAAAGAAATGGAAAAGCATAACAAAATAATGGCTAAATTATTGAAACAAAATAAATAATGGCAAACAACCCAAGCAATAATAACGCTAATGACGCAGGTGTATCTAAAACTAGATTACAGCTATTAAAGGATATTGCCAAAGTTGAACAAGACATATTAGAAAAAAAAGAACAAGGAATAGAATATGATGAAGAATTAAATAAAGAATTAGAAAAAAATTTAAAACTTTTAGCTAAAAGAGATAAAGCCAACGATAAATTAACGGCTGGTACAAAAGCGCAACTTGATACATATAGTGATTTAGAAACCTCAATAAGTAGTATATCATCATTACAAAACGGATTGAAAGATGTACTAAAAGATTCAGTAAAATTGGGTATTGATTTTTCTAAAAGTATAAATATGGTACAATCACCAAATGCAGCTGGATTTATAGAAGTAAATCGTTTAATGGCTGATATATCAATAGCAACTTCTGAATTATCACAATTAAACGAGGAAGATGCGGCCGAAAGAGCATTAGCTGGTAATAAAATAGCTTCATTAAATGGTCAAATGGCAAGTATTCTTGAAGAAATGGCAGGGGAGATGAGTACAATGAATGCGGTTGAACAATCAATGTTAATTAAAGCCCAAAAACATTTTGAAACACTTCAACACTCCACCGAACAAGCTTCTAAATTCTCACGCGTTCAAAAAGAAGTAAAGACTATGTATGAAGAAATGAATGAGGAGTTAGATGCTGGTAACAAATTTTTTCAAAAATTAATTAACTACGGCCGAATATTTTTTAGTAGTTGGCAAGGTGCAATGACAGTAATTGGTTTTGCAGCTGGATATGTAGTAGATGAGTTTGGTAAAATAAATGCAAAGATAGGTGGTGGTTTTACTCAATTGGTTGGTTTTAAATCACAACTTACTGCAATATCTTTGATAATGGGTGAAGATGCAGTTGATGCGGTTACTGAATTTGGTGCAAGAATTGGTAATGTAAACAAAATATCAAATGAATTAGCATTTGATTTATCATTATTACCATCTCATTTGGGTGTTAGTGGTGAAGAAGCAGGTAAGTTGGTAAACCAATTTGGTAATTTATCAGGTAAATCAAATACTTTTGCACTAAACGCGTTAGAAGCAACATCACAATTAGCAGCAGCAAATGGCGTAGCACCATCGCAAGTAATGAAAGATGTAGCTGAAAACACAGAATTTTTTGCAAAATACGCCAAAGCCGGTGGGAAAAATATATCCGATGCAGCAATACAAGCTGCCAAACTGGGTGTAGATTTGGATACTGCAGCAGAGATTAGTGATGGTTTATTAGATTATCAAACATCAGTTGCAGCTGAAATGGAAGCATCCGTTATACTTGGTAAAAATTTAAATTTACAAAGAGCAAGAGAATTAGCATTTCAAAATGATAGTGCAGGTGCAATGAAAGAGGCCATAAAACAGGCTGGTACTTTGGCGGAATTGGAAGCAATGAATCCAATTGAAAGAGACGCATTAGCAAAAGCAATTGGAGTATCAAACGATAAATTGAGACAAATGATTGCCAACGAAAAAGAAGCACTAAAACCAGTTGATGGGATGACATCATCGTTTAATACGATGAGCGCTACTGTTGACCACATCGGTACAACTGGTGTAGGTAAATGGCTTGGTGGATTTACAGGTTTGCTTGGTACGGTTGGAAAAATAGGCATTGGTTTAAAGCAAATTGGAATTGATACTGGTGCATTTATGAAAAAAGCAATTTGGGATAAAGTTCCTTTTTTAAACACAACCGATTCTGTTAGTGATAAAGCAAAACCAACAAGAGGTAGACCCCGAAAAGTAAAACCAATGCTTGATAGTGTAGGTAATCCGGGACAAATGTTAGCAGCAGCTGGGGCTATGTTAGCTTTTGCGGGTGCAATATACATCTTATCTCAAGCTTTTGCAGAATTTGATAAACTTAAAGATGTACCCCAAACATTGGGAGTATTTGCTGCTGCAATGGGTGGTATAGCAATTGCCTTATTTGGTTTATCAAAATTATCGGCAATAGCAACACCTGCAATTGTAGCCATGTTAGCATTAAGTGCAGCAATAGTTGGTGTTGGATATGGATTATCTTTAATAGGTAATTCATTTAAAGATGCTAATTTGGATAAAATGCTATCATTTTCTACTGGTATGATAGCGTTTTCAACATCTGTATTAATGTTAGCAGGTGCATTGAGTTTATTAGGTAATCCAGCATCATTGGTTGGATTGGGTGTATTAGCCGGTGTTGGTGTAGCAGCAGTAGCAGTTGGGGCAGTAGGTAATATATTTGGTGGAAATAAACCAAATACCGATTCAATAGTAGAATCAAAAACAACTAAAATTGATGAGGATAATCCTTTAATTACTAAAATACAAGCATTGACAGATGCAATACTAAATCAAGATATTATATTAAAATTAAATGATGATGTTATTGCTAAAACAGTTAGAAGACAATCGGCAAAAACAATGCAACCAAAATAATAAGTATGGGAAAGTCAATGCAAGATTTATTGAATGAGTTTAACTTTCAGGATAAAAAATTTAATCCTAGAAATGTAAAAGCTGATATGCTTTCCCCACTACCGGATGATAGGTTTGCCAATGATGTTAAACAATTAAGTAATTTAGTTAAAAACTCTCCAAACATATATGGAAAAGATATTGTCCGTATAACCACACAGGGTAAAGTAGATACTAAAAAAGTAACAAAAGCTGTATTAAAAGTAACTGGTAATCTTATACAAACTGGATTAGGACTATTTGGAAAAATTGGAAAAGCAGCAGGTAGTGCTATTAACGACACATTAAATACAACACAACATCCACTATTACCATCTGATTTAGTAATTAATGATAAAATAACAGATAGTGGGTTATATACTAAATTAGCAGCAGGTAATATAAACAATCAAAAAACAGCAGTAGGTAATTTTTTAAGTTCATTTTCTACTCCAAAACAATTTCAACAAAATATAGGACCAGCAGCTGTAAGTGTACTTACAGATATAGCATCAAAAGGAATTGGAAAATTAGCTAATAAATTAGGGGTTGGTTCACTTGCAACCAATTTACCCAAAAATACTGATTTAATTAAAGATGGTTTATTTAAAACACCACCAACATTCCCATCTACCGATGCCCGAACACAAAATGTATTAAAAGGAAAAAAAGGTATTGCATCTAATCAAGCTCAATTATCAAGAGATGGTGGATTTATTACTAATTACGAAGGTTCTAATATACCTAATCAAATAAAAGTAGATGGGTTAATTAGACTTTCAAATGGTGTAGTTGCGGAATCTACATTTTTAGGAATACCAAAAAAATCAAGAACAATAAATAATAAAGTAGTATATAAATCTACAATTACGGATGATAGTCTTAACCAAGCAAAAGTAAAAGATTACGAAACAAAATATCAATTTTTTGGAAAATATATATCACAAGTTCCAACTGGTTCTATAAAATTAGAAGATGATAAAACTAATCCTGGCTATAA